GCCTTCCTTCTCCCCCCCGGGTACCCCACCCCCATCGCGCGCGCAGGAGGTCGTAGTGGGCAACGTCCGCTCGGCCTACGAGGGCACGGTCTCAGCGCTTCCCGTGGAGCCCGAGGACGCGGCCGCCGTTGCGCTCGGTCGCACATTGGCTGACGCGATCGACGCGGCCGAGTTCCTCGAGGGCGAGTCGCGGACCAAGGCGTTGTACCTGGCGCCGCATCTGATGAACGTCCTCAAGGAGCTGCTCGCCACGCCGGCCGCCAGGAAGGCAGCGGGTGCCGTGGTGAAGGAGGCCGTCAGTGGCACGCTCGGCAACCTCCAGGACCAGGCCCGCAAGCGGCGCGAGCGTTCGGCATAGGCGCCTCGGCTGCGAGACGCCGCGGGTCTTCACGCCGCCGCTGCGTCCGTTGACGCGGAAGACGACGCTCGGGTTCGACGTCATCGACTTCGCGCGCGATGTGCTCGCGATCACCCTGTTCCCGTGGCAGGCGTGGCTCCTGATCCACATGCTCGAACTGCTGCCGGACGGGTCGCTGCGGTTCCGCACGGTCGTGGTCCTGGTGGCCCGACAGAACGGCAAGTCGACGCTCTCCCAGATACTCGCCCTCTGGTTCATGATCGTTTGGGGCTGGCCGCTGGTGCTCGGCACCGCGCAGGACCTCGATGTGGCCGAGGAGGTCTGGCAGGGCGCGGTCGACCTCGTCGAGGAAGACCCGGAGCTGTCGCTGCTGCTCAAGCACGTGGTGAAGGTCAACGGCAAGAAGTCGCTGGAGCTGACGTCGGGCTCGCGTTACAAGGTCAAGGCCGCGAACCGTCGCGCCGGCCGCGGGTTCTCCGGCAACCTGATCCTGCTCGACGAGCTCCGCGAGCACCAGTCGTGGGACGCGTGGGCTGCGATCACGAAGACGACGATGGCGCGGGCCGAGGCGCTCGTTCTGGCGCTGTCGAACGCGGGTGACGCGACGTCGATCGTGGCCCGGTACCTGCGGAAGATGGCGCATGCGGCGATCGGCGACCCGGACGGGATCTGCGGTGAGGACGCCGTCGCGCTGCTGCCAGTCGTGACCGACGATGACGACCTGGACCCGGACGACTTCGAGCAGGATGCTGACACGCTCGGTCTGTTCGAGTGGTCTGCGCCTCCGGGCTGCGACAAGTGGGACCGCGACGGGTGGGCGCAGGCCGACCCCGCGATGAACCACCCCGACGGCATCCCCGAGCGGAACATCTCAGCGGCCTGCAAGACGGACCCGGAGTGGGTGTTCCGCACCGAGGTCCTGTGCCAGTGGTCGGATGGCAGCCTCGAGGGTCCGTTCCCGCCGACGACATGGGAGGCCGGGATAGACCTGGCGTCGCGCCTCCCGGACGCCGCCGAGGTGACGTTCTGCCTGGACACGTCGTGGGATCGCACGATGTCTTACATCGCCTTCGCTGGTGTCCGCGAAGATGGCCTGCCGCACGTCGAGGTCACGGCGCAGCGCTCAGGGACCGAGTGGGTGGTGTCCCGGCACAAGGGCCCGGACGGCACCGACGAGATGCGCGGCTGGTTCGCGGACCGCGCGACCGAGGCGGACCCGATGACGGTGGTCGTGCAGGCGAAGGGCGCCCCGGCGTCGTCGATGCTGGACGACCTCAAGGCCGTGCCGCACTTGACGGTCGTCGAGTGGGCCGGGTCGGACCTGGGTGCCGCGTCGGGCCAGTTCTTCGACCTGGTGACCCGCTCCGGGTTGCACGAGCGCGCGGACGGGCCGCCGGTCCGTGAGGGCCTGTGCCACCTACCGCAGCCAGTTCTCGACATCGCCGCCGGTACCGCCGTCACGAAGCCGCTGGGCGACTCGTGGGTGTGGAACCGCAAGGCATCCCCGAACGACGCCGCCCCGCTGGTCGCCGCCACCGGCGCCGTGTGGGGTGCGATGCAGCACACCGAGGTCCCGTTCGTTTCCGCCTACGAGTCGCACGGGGTTGGGGTGATCTAGTGGGCATGTTCGACTTCCTCAAGCGTCTCGGCGGTTCGCCCGCGACCTACCAGGGCCAGGAGATCACTTACGGCCCGAGCCTCATCCACGACGAGGTGCTTGGCATGGCCCCGGCCGAGGTGTGGCGCACGCAGCCGCACCTGCGCACCGTCGTGACGTTCATGGCGCGCAATATCGCTCAGCTCGGGCTCCAGACGTTCCAGCGCGTCGACGAGACGGACCGCCAGCGTGTCCGAGATGGCGCGTGCGCGCAGATCCTTGCCCGCCCGAACGCGAACACCACGTCCTACGAACTGGTCTACGGGCTCGTCGCGGACCTGGCGCTGTACGACGTCGCGTACCTGCACCTCGCGGCGGACTCGAACGCACCGACGGGCCGGTCGCTGTACCGGTTGCCGCCCACGTGGGTGACCCCGCAGGGTGGTGACGCGTTCGGCTTCGCGTCCTACCGGGTGCAGGCGAACGGCGGGGCGAACTTCGTCGACCTGGCCGCCTCGTCGGTCATCGACTTCCACGGGTGGAACCCGACAGATGAGCGCTTCGGGTCGTCCCCGGTAGGTGCGCTCAAGGCGATCCTGGCCGAGCAGATGATGGCCATGGCGCACCGTCAGCAGGTGTGGCAGCGCGGCGGCCGGATCTCGTCCGTCCTCACCCGGCCGGCGGACAAGCCCTGGTCCGACGCCGCGCGTGAGTCGTTCCGGAGGGACTGGAATAGCAAGTTCACGGGCGACGGATCGCGCACGGGCGGCACGCCGATCCTCGAAGACGGCATGACCATCTCCAAGCTCGACTTCAACGCCCACGAGCAGCAGTTCGTCGAGGCCGCGAGGCTCGCGCTGGCGACGGTCGCGGGCGTCTACCACATCAACCCGACGATGGTCGGCGACAACACAGGCGCGAACTACTCCAACGTCCGCGAGTTCCGCAAGATGCTCTACGGCGACACGCTCGGCCCAGTGCTCGCACAGATCGAGGACCGCTGGAACACGTTCATCGTCCCCATTCTCGACCCGCGTCCGGGCGTGTACGTCGAGTTCAACATCGCCGAGAAGTTGCAGGGGTCGTTCGAGGAGCAGTCCGCCGCGTTCGCGTCGTCGGTCGGTGCCCCGTACATGCTGCGGTCCGAGGCTCGCTCCCGGTCAAACCTGCCGGCCATCCCTGACGCGGACACGCTCGTGGTGCCGCTGAATGTCCTGGTGGGCGGTCAGGCGTCCCCGCGCGACTCTGCCCCGAAGGCGATCGGCCGGGCGACCGGTGAACCCCTGCGGATCAAGGGCCGGGCTCCGCAGACCTACGAGGCGAAGGCCACGGAGGTGCTGACCAAGTTCTTCCGCCGGCAGCGCGCCGTGGTCCTGACCGCCCTGGGTGCGAAGGCCGCGGACGACTGGTGGGACGAGGAACGGTGGGACGCCGAACTGTCCGACGACCTGTTCGCGCTCGCCGTGTCCACAGCCAAGCAGGTGTCGGCCGCGACGCTCAACGCGCTCGGCTTCGACCCGGACGTGTACGACGAGGACCGGACGCTCGCGTTCCTGCGGTCCGTGTCCGACTCGCGCGCCGGCATGGTGAACGCGACCACCCGTGACCAGATCAAGGCCGCCCTGGCTGCCGATCCGGCGGACTACGCCGACGGCGAGGCGCCAACCCCGGGGCACGTGTTCGACGTCGCAGAGTCCTCCCGCGTCCCGTCCGCCGCCGTGGCCCTGGTCACGACGTTCTCAGCGTTCGCGACGACCGAGGCCGCGTCTCAGGCAGCCGGTGACCGGGCGACGAAGACCTGGGTCACCGGGCCGAACCCGCGACCGGAGCACGCCGCGATGAGCGGGGAGACCGTGCCGCTGTCGGAGAACTTCTCCAACGGCCAGGCGTGGCCGGGCGACAGTGCGGGCGGCTCCGCCGACGACGCCGGCTGCAACTGCGAACTGGAGATCAGCGTCACCTGAACCTGACCTACCACCACCGGGCCAACCGTCCGGTGTTCACACCTGCCCGGAGGAGGGCGAGATGAAGATCAAGACTGCATCCATCCGGGTCAAGGCCGGACCGGAGGACGGGCTCGATGAGGGCCAGTTCCTCCTCTATGCCTCGACGTTCACCGACCAGCCCGACTCCTACGGCGACGTCGTGATCCCCGGCGCGTTCGCCGAGGACATCGTCGAGTGGAAGGCGTCGGACAACGTCATGCCCGCCCTGTACGGGCACCGCATGGACGACCCGGACTACTTCATCGGCGGGGTCCTCGAGATGTCCGAGGACGACCACGGCTACCTCATCAAGGGCGAGTTCGACCTGGAGAACCCGAAGGCGAAGCAGGTGTATCGGCTCGCCAAGGGCAAGCGACTCAACCAGGGCTCGTTCGCCTACGACACGCTCGATGAGGCGACCGTTACCCGCGAGGACGGGACCAAGGTCAACGAGTTGCGGAAACTCAAGGTCTATGAGGTGTCGTTCGTACCGATCGGTGCGAACCAGGACACCGAGGTCGTGGCCGTGAAGGCAGTCACCGACGCACTCGTAGCCGGCGTGAAGGCCGGGCGGGTCCTCGCCCAGAAGCACATCGACTCCCTGCGCTCCGCGCAGGAGGCCATCGGTGCCGTCATCACGGCAGCCGAGGCAGACCAGGACAAGGCCAGCGCGAGCGGCCCGGCCAAGGACGAGGAGCCCCCCGGGGCCAAGTCCGAGGAGCCCACCCGCGACGCGACCGCCGATGACCTGGCAACCCACATCCGCATCAAGATCCTGGAAGGGGTCTCGCCATGAACATGCACCAGAAGCG